GAAACGAATATCTCCATCTTGTTTTGGTAAATCATCAACAGAGAACAAATAATTCTCTACAGGATGTTGGAAGTCAAAGACAATAATGACCTTCTTGTCAAAGAATCCCATAAGATCCATACCAAAACATGGAAGATTACTGCCTGTTTTAGGATAGATGATGTTGTTGTATATGCAAGATTTTTCATTCCAGATCTCCACTTCTCTTGACTTAATTATATATGAAGTTGTATAAGTTTTTGCGGTTAAGTATGTACCTTTAGATTCCCATGTAGCCCAAACGCTCCCTACACCGTTGTGGAGAGGGAGCGTTTCGTGCAGAATCTTTTTGTAATTAACCCATAGATTCATTGTTTTCATACATTGCGTCTTCTTTCTTGTCCATTTCAAAGTCAGCATCTACTTTGTCATATAACTCAAGGAATGATTGCTTTGTCTCATCATCAAATCTGTTGATACAAACTTGAATTGCCTTTTGCTTATTATTGAAGATTGCATATGCACGAATGATGTGAACTAATCTTCTTGTACTGATGATCTCTTCGATACCACCATCGTAGAATGTCTTACGAATGATGTCACCCCAATCAACTAATCTCTTACAGAAATCAGCATCATTAACACCAAGAGTTGCAGCAATCTTTTCTAAGATTCTGTTCTCTGTTACTGGAGAGGGGTAGGATTGCTCGAAGGTAACTGGGAATCTTTCGAGGAATGCTTCGTTGAGCACGTTAGTTCCAATAAATCTTCCGTCGTCTGAACCTTTACCCTTAGTATTTGCGGTGGCGAATATGTTGAATCCGTCTCTTGGCTCAACGTATCTTCCAATCTTTTTAAGGAAAAGACCATTTCCCTCAAGGACGCTCTGAAGGCAGAGGATTTTGTTAGAGGCAAGGTCGATTTCGTCAAGGAGCAAGATTGCACCTCGCTCAAGTGCTTCGATGACTGGGCCATTGTGCCATACGGTTTCGCCATTAACAAGACGGAAACCGCCAATAAGATCATCTTCATCTGTTTCGATAGTAATGTTTACACGGATAATTTCTCTACCCAACTGAGCACATGCTTGCTCAATACCAAATGTCTTACCGTTACCAGATAGACCAGTTACGAAAGTAGGATAGAATAATTTAGATGCAATAATTTTCTTAACATCTTGGAAAGAACCAAACTTCACAAAGGTGGCATCTTTCTGAGGAACTAAGTTCTTCTCAGCAGCTGGCATTGCAGATGGAGATTGAAAAGATTTCTCAATATTCTCTACAGACTTTTTAGTTACTGTGAGATTCCACTTGCCTGGACTAACTCTGAACTTTTTGATTTTTTTAGTTACAGTTGCGTATCCAATGTTGTTCATTGCAGCAAAAGCACGAACGTCAGCAGCAGTAAGTTCATTACCATATGTGCTTTTTAATCCGTCAAATGCTTGCTGTTCTGTCATTTTGAGTTCAAAAGGTGCGAATGTTTTGTTTGTCATGATGTAATTTGTTTCGTTACACCTATTATAATGCATCCAGACATTATATCTATATCAAATGTGACAGTTTAATAACTGGATTCCATTTGTTCTACTTTATCTCCTTCACAACAAGAGTAAGTTAAGTCCTCTGTCCAGTAAGACTTATATATTTTATTCCATACAACATCAAACTCTTCTTGATTCAAATTTTTAAACAAACATTTATCTTCTAGGTAGATGTGGTAGTATTTCATCATTTTTGTTTTTTTAGTTCGTCCTCTAACTCTTTAACTAATGTTTTTTTATTACGTCTACGGTCTAATTCAATTCCTAGTTCTCTACCAAACTCCTCTAATTCTATCTTAGATAAAGATTCTAGATCAACTTGGCCTTCATCAGAATCACCCTCTATCACTTCGGGTTCTGGTTCTACTGGAACAGGTGGTGTGGGTGGAGTAACATTACCACCCAATAAATCGCCAAATCTACTCATGGGTTTAAATTAATTGTTGCAAGTATTTATCATGCCACCAATTCGATAAACTCACTCAATATCTTTTTGTTCATCTTTTTACCTTTAAGAGTCTTAGCAAATGCTCTCTTGATATCTGCCTTTGTTGCATCTTCTTTGACTTCAAAATCTGTATCATTGCTCAAAGCATTAGATGACAACCCAAAGTAAGTATGATATCCAGAAGTCTTGATTGATGCGGTCTTTGTGTCTCTCCATACCACTCTTGCTTTGATAAGATCTTCTCCATCAAGATGATTACTTAGGAAACTGTAAGAGTCTCCAGAGGTCAAAAGACGAATACCGATGAAGTTCATATTTGGAAACTTGTCACGAAGATTCTTTAAGAATGCATCTGTATAAGTAGCACTACCATACCAACCTTCTCCAAAAGAATATGTCCTTCCAGTTTTACGACATCTTAAGAAACAATTCTTTCTTGCACTATTGCTAGAACCAAGATATGTCTTAGTTGGGTCATAATGACTAACGTGCTCACTATGATATGTAAGTGGATGACCTTCACCATCAGTTAAAACTACACACTGAACTTTTTGTACATCATTATCTTTCTGGAAAGATGGAAGAATCTGATGTAAAGCAATCAAAGTCTCGTGTAATGGTGTTCCAGATAGATTTAAACCTAGAGGAATTTTATATCCATCTTCACCATATCTATGGTATCCAAATGTGTTTGCAATTCTGTACATAGTCTTCATTTGCTTTTCTAATACCTTACCTTTTGTTTTACTGGTAAACATATTGAGTAATGAAAAATTCCTATCTACATCAAACTGATTAACTTTGGCCTCACATAAAGGATCTGCTCCACCAAACTTTGGATAGCAGATAGTAAATGCATAAACCTCAAATGGAATCTGAACTTTCTTGCAGAACCACATTAGATTGTATAACTGCTTCAAAGTGTCTAGCATAATACGAGACATCGAACCAGACCAATCAAGAATGAATACTAGACCGTGATTCTTACCATCAGGTAATACTGTAACCTTCTTGAATAGATCTTCATTGAACTTGTATGTATGAAGAACTCCTGTGTTTAGGATACCAGTTCTTGCAGTTGATGCACGAGCATAAGCATCAGCAGATTTCTTACACTCAAACTCTTTGACAAGATAGTTGACTTCTTTCTGTGCAGACTTTTTAAACTCAAAGAACTCCTTATCTGAAAATCTGAATACAGACTCATCAGGATGTGATTCTCTCCACTCTTTGTCGATTCTTGAATGAAGAAGTCCATTCTCAACAATTACTTTCTTAAGATCAATATTTGGAATCTCGATGTAGTTAGTATCTCTGTAGTAATCATCTTGATCTATAAGATCCTTGAGTGACTCTTGAAGTGATCTGTCTGTCTTTACATCAAGACTTGATTGACCATCAAGTGAACTTGAAGAATTACCAGTTTGAAGTTGTGCTGGCTCTTGAGGTGTATCTCCTTTGGTCTGAGTCTCTTCTGTCTTTACCTCTCCACCTTCTGATTCGCCATCTTTCTCATCTGTTCCCTCTTGTGAATCTGATGGACTATTATCAGATGAATCACTTGAACCAAATGGAATACCTTGTGGTTCAGCATCATCTACTTTCTCTTGCTTTCTCTTCTCATCATTTGCCTTACAGAAATCATGTAAGTCTTTTGATACTTCTAATACATCTTGGAATGTCTCACACTGATCGATTCTTGCAACAAAGTGCTTTTCTTCGATAGAAAAATTGATGTCAATAAAGTTACCTAACTTGAAGTGAAGATTGATACGATCAGGTAGAGTCATCTCATTTACATTCTCATCTTCTAACTTGAAGAAATCATCTTCATGTAACTCGTTGTATCCACGATAGAAACACTTTGCAAGTCCACCATACTTACGCTTCATCAACTTCTCAATACGAGCATCTTCAACCACATTCACGATACCTGGTGAGATTTGATAATCTACCCACCATTCCTCATCAGGTGTGAATAATGCGTGGCCAACTTCATGACCCACTAACATATCATAAACTAAACTACTTGCTTTCTCCCAACAAGGTAGTGTAAGTACACGATCATGGACATTGAATGATGCTGTCTCTACATGCTTGTGCTCGACAATAAGGTCTTCAGTAGCAAGTAATTTAGCGAGTTGTGATTTGATTTCGTGATTGACGTTCATTGGACTTTCTTATCTTATACCCCTATGATACTCCAAAACCCTCCGTTTGGGAGGGTTGAGTAGACACTTTTTCAAGTGGTTTCTTCTTTTTCTTGCCTGACGTAATGCTTGAGGCTTGAGGTGACGTTTCTGTTCCTTCTTGGAATGATGCTGCCAATTAGGGACTTTCATTGTTCTAAGTAGTAAGTTTACTGAATCCTTTTATCTTATCAAATTTTAATATGTTGTCAAACTTGTCAACCAATTCATCTGTTTTGTGTGATATAACAAATACATTTGCATCGGTTACAACATATTTAATAATTCTAGTAAAGTAATCAGTTCCAAACCCATCAAGTGAACTATCAAATATCTCATCAAGTATCAATAAATTAGTGCTGACAGAGTTTTTCATCTTGGCAATATCTCTCCAAGTAAAGAGAAGAGACAAGTCAATACGCATTTTCTCACCTTCACTAAAAGACTCATAGCTAAAGTCTTCGTGAACTGGTGACTTAATACTTTCTTTGAACTCCTCATCCAGTGAAAAATTGATATAAAAATCCATCAACTGCAGATACTTATTGATCTGCTGATTCATTAAAGGAAGATACCTTTTGATTATTTTTGACTTGACTCCACCATCTTTCATCAAAGAATGTGCAAACTCGTGGTATGCATTCTTTTCTCTAAATTCAGATTGGTCTTTTTGGAGGTCTTCGAGTTGTGATAGTAGAGTTTCTAACGCATGTTTCTCAGCAGTTCGATTTTTAAGTTGTTCGGTAATTGTTTGAATTTCCTGTTCGAGGTCTCTAGATTGATTTTCAAGTCCAGAAATCCTTGTATTGGTTTTAGAAATTTCATGCGTGAGTTTCGTAGCCTCCGAGGTTAAAATTTTAAAAGTTTGTTCTCGTTCCTCTTCGAGTTTGATGGCAGATTCCAGTTCTTCGTAACCCCTTTTGAGTTCTTTTGCCTTCGATTCTGCCTCGTTAATTTTATTTAACCGAAACGATTCTTCTATAGATTGAGTGCATGTAGGGCATGATACATTTTCACTAAAGAACTTATGTTCCTTGGTAATGGTAGATACTTTATTGGATAATTTACCTTTTAAGTTACCTAATTTTCGTAACTTTTTGTTAGAATTTCCAAACGATTCCATGTCGTCATTGATACTTTTTAATTTTTTATCAGTATCTTCTATAATCTGACGATGAGTTCCAATCCCAACAAACATATTTTCTA